ATGGATAATTTGATACAAAAGGATATTCTTACTGCAGCCGTGATGAGAGAAATCAAAATCGGGCAGACCTATGAATTTCCCATTAAGAACTACGATAGAGTAGGAACTTACAAAAACAGATATGGCAAAAGTCTACAGCGAAAATTTGAAACGCGTGTAGACGAAGCTAAAGGAGTAATCTATTTAACACGAGTATCATGACACACATCCAACCCCAAACCATACCCGGTGCACGTTACGACATTACGCAAACGTGCGCGCTGCTTGGTATCCACCGCAATTCATTGCGCATCTACACCGAGAACAGGGATATTGTCGCCGAGTATCATGCCCCAACGGCGCGGAAACTCTATACCGCGGAAGAGATTCAGCGCTTTTGGCTAAGCACCGTAAAGTTAGGATAAAGATATATGCTGCCGGTAAAGTACGAAACACCCCGAGAAGGCGTACAGGTACTCCTTTCGGGATCCAGACATGAATACAAGCTCGATTGTTCCTTTTGGGCAATTCGTGCGAAAGCGTTTTTCGCTACACTCGAAAAAGAGTTCAGAGTCGAACGGGTGAAAAACGAAGATGATGGAAGTAGCGTCGTCTACTTCAAGACGAATAAAGAACAAGCAGACCGGCTTGTTGAACAAATGCTAGATATTGTCGAAGCGACACTCTATGATTTATGATTACAACCGAACAACTATATGCGGGTACACGTGACGGGCTGGACATCATCCTTTCCGTGTACCCGCAAGCGGAAGTTTGCGTGAACACCCCCAAGGCGAAGTTCAAAGCTCGAGAAACCGAACGAACCCCGTCTGCAACTTTGATTGCAAGCACTGACAAAAAAGGGAACCGCGTTTGGAAGGTGGTTGATTACGGAGACGAGGGGCACGCACTTTCGCCGGTCGACATCTGGATGAAAGAACGGGGAGTGAATAGATTCGGCGAGGCTGTACTGCAGATCGCTGATTTGTTCAACATACGTTCTGAAATCAACAAGACGATCAACCGTGCCGAGTGGGATGAACGGCCGGCAAAAGCTGATGAAGCGGAGGGGCAGACGGTATTCGAACTCATGGAGGAGATACCGGAGCCATGGCTGAAGGTTTTAGGGCCAAAGGTAACTCGGAAGGTGGCAGAAAGTTTGCACTGGCATGCTGCCAAGTATGTAGGCTATGTCAAGAACCGTGTGGTAAAATGCGAGTACTCCAATGAGAATTATCCGATTCTTTTGAGAGAATGCATTGTCCCCGCACAAGGCGAGGAAAAAGGTCGCACATTCTACAAAATATACAAGCCGCTCAACCCGGACAAGGCGTTTCGCTTTTCGTACGCGCCGAGAGGAGAAAAGCCGAGGTATTATATCAATGGACTCGAAGAGCTTAGGAAGCAGTGGAGAGAACTCAATGACAGACTTGAGCGCGAATGGAATTCAGACCCTACCAATGAGAATATTCCATACAAAGAGACTAAAATCTCGGAGGCGGTGATCTGCAGTGGAGAACGAGACGCCTTGTGCTGTAAAGCCATGGGATACGCCCCACTTTGGTTTAACTCGGAGACTTATCGCGTTTCGGACGCGGAATTTCGCGAGATCACAAAGTATGCCGAGACGATATACAACATCCCAGATCTCGACGCCACAGGCAAAAAGAAAGGGTGCGAAATGGCGCTGAGATTTATTGACGTGAAAACGGTTTGGCTACCTGAATGGCTTACCACTTACAAAGATAACAGAGGACGGCCGAGAAAAGATCTTCGTGACTGGATGGAGTTGAGAGGTGAGATTGCAGACTTCAAGGATCTCCTCATGATGGCGACACCGGCTAAATTTTGGCGCGAGAAAATCAATGAAAAGAAGAATAAAGCAGAATACTGGATCGATACGGTTTCACTTTTGGCATTTCTCGAACTCAACGGATACCACTGCTTGAAAGACGAGGACAGTGATTTGACAAGATATGTACATATCACGGGAACGACTGTGCGTGAAATCAAACAAAAAGATATCAGACGTTTTATTCGACTTTGGGCTGAAGAGCGCGCGTTGAATGTTGATATACGAAACCTCATTCTCAATTCAACAAAACTCGCAGGATCAGCTGTGTTGGAAAACCTTTCAGAGGTGGATTTAGACTTTTCAAATAGCACAGCAGATTCACAGATTTTCTACTTAAAGAAAAATGACTTGCAAAACGTTGCTGTGGAAATCACCGCGGAGGGACTAAAAGAACACACTGATGGCGCGGCATTTGGGCATTACGTTTGGGAAGAGAATGTGATTCCACACAGATTCACTAAATTGGAGGACATGTTTGAAATCACATCATCTATTGATGAAACCGGGACAAGAGTTTGGGATATTGACGTGAAGAATACATCTTCTCCTATGTTCGGGTATATCATCAATACTTCGAGAGTACATTGGAGAAAAGAAATCGAAGAACGATTTGCAACTTCAAAAGAGCGAACAGCTTACCATGAAGCCCATAAATTTGACATAGCGGGCGAAGGGCTAAGCGATACCGAAATACAGGAGCAGAAATTGAATTTGGTAAACAAAATCTTTTCAATAGGCTACATGCTACACCGTCACAAAGACCCGTCAAGAGCTTGGGCACCCCAAGCCATGGACAATAAAATAGGTTCTGATGGTGAGTGTAACGGTAGATCGGGAAAGTCCTTTCTCTTCAAAGCGTTCGAACATTTCATGAAGCAGATTAAGCTTTCAGGAAGAAATCCGAAGCTTATGGACAATCCCCACGTATTTGACCAAGTTGATAAAAGTACTGACTTTATACTGGTCGATGATTGTGCGCAATATCTTTCGATGGGTATCTTTTACGATATCATTACAGGGGCGTTGACGGTAAACCCAAAGAACAACCGATCTTTCACAATCCCATTTCACAAAGCACCCAAGATGGGATTCACTACAAATTATGTCCCAACAGACTTTGACGCCTCTACGATGGCACGCTTGCTACCTATGGTATTTTCGGACTACTACCACGAACGAGCACTAGAAAACGACTATCTTGAGAATAGGTCTATTCGCGATGATTTTTTTGGGCGTTCTCTACTAACAGAAGGCTATCCGGAGAGCGATTGGAATCGTGACATCAACTTTTTCATGCAATGCTGTAGATTCTATTTAAGCGTCGTTGAAAAGGTCGATAAGATTTTACCACCTTTGGGCAATATCCTACAGCGTAAGTTTAAGGCTGACATGGGTGAGAACTTTGAAGACTGGGCGTTGACGTACTTTGCTGAAGAAAGTGGCAACCTTGATTGTTTAATCGTCCGAAGTTTGGCCTTTGAGAACTACACAAGGTTTGCCGGTAATTTGGGTAACAGATACACGATGAAACGCTTTACCAAGCAACTCAAGTCGTTTGTAACATTGTCCGAGCAGATATACATGATGAACCCACCCGAACTTTGTAACTCGCAAGGGCGAATTTCGCGAAGAGTGGACGGGAAGTTAGTTGACGTGATATATTTACGCTCTAAGAGAGCACAAGAAGCGAGAGAGCCTGTAAATGATTCTTTCAGCCCACCATATAAGCCAGTTCTAAATTAGAAGAAACGCGTCATGCAAGCAGCATGGCGCGTTTTATATATATTTGGCGTATTAGACGCGAGGGGCACAGTTCGCAGCACTTCAAAGGGATAGATTAAAAAAATAGATACCCCTTATTTTGTACTATTTATTTGTATCATCGTATCAGGGAAAGAAACAGGAAGTATAGATACTTATAAATCAAGGTTTTAATAGGTGATACAGAACTGATACAAATCCGTTACAGAACTGATACAAAAGAACGAGGAACTGTATCAAGGGGAAGTGTATCGGAGCAAATTGAGCCGTCAGAGCATAGTGTTTGAGTGGATCGGTGTTCTTTCATTGATTTGTATCAGTCCTATCTAATTGAAATACAGTGCTGATACAATGATACAGAAAAATAGGGTGAAACCGACCTATCTAAAAAAAGCGAGTGAAAAGAATTAGATGGAGACAAGACACATATATACGAGAAAATATCGTATCTTTGTCTTTGTAATAGTTTGATTATGAAAGATATAACGACGGAGTTGACTGTTCCTCCTTACTTGTTTGATTGGCTTGTTAATAAATATGGTAATCCGTTGCGATTTCCCGCGAGGTCGCCCCATAATGATTTACTACATGCGCTGGTGGCTGTAGCGAGACCAAAGCAAGGAGGGGAGGAGGTGGAACAGAAAAGAGGTATGACTTTGAAAGTAGTGTTACCTAATAGGAGTAGACACAAGCCCGAACACTACCATCATTTGTCGAAAGCAGCCAAAATCATATTTACAAGAGATCTCAAGCGCTTTTTTAGATTAGACTTGACGGCATTCGTACTCAATACTGCTTCCAAAGGCTGCTTGACGCTGGAAAGCCTGGAACAGTGGTGCAAGAGTCACGGTATAAGGATCACCCACCGCGACGCAGTCAAGCGGATATATTACCGCATGAAAAAGCAGTTGGAGGAGCAAGGTATCTTATTACCGCCGAAATTTCCCAAATCGTTGCAGTCATAACGAGCGCCTTGTCAAGATGATAACAGCGACAACAACAACGCCCCCACGTTCAATTTACGCGGGGGCGTTGTTCATTCTACTCTTCGGTGGTGTTTTTCGCCTGTTCCTCTAAATAGCGATGGTAAAATCGGATCGCGTCGGACACGAATGCAGTCTTGTATAAGTAGCTATCATAGATTTGCAACGCGTCTTCTGGTAGGCCGATTGTGATTTTGCGTGCTACTGTACGCGGGCGGCCTTTGCTTGGAACACTACCAAGCGGACTTTTCGGGTGTTTTGTTTGTTCCATTGTACTTTTGTTTGTATTTTTGCAATGTAACGAACCTCAAGAAGGTAGGGCGGGGGCTTAGCCCCACACCCTGTTGCTTGATAGCCTTTTAAGGCTTAATCCATCTCAATACGATGGAGAATTCCAAGCAGAAAATCTTGATAACAAGGATCTTCATGAGAATCGTTATTAAAGGTTTGACATCGCTGACAGCCTCGTGCTGAAAGCGGCAATTTTGAGAGTCATCACCTCTCTCAATTGCAATACAAAGATACGATTTTCTTTCTAAATAAGCAAGTTTTTAGCTTGATAATTAGGGGGTTATCGTATCTTTTTTTGTGCTTGCTTTCATCTTGATCGGAGTGTGCAGCCTGATACAAATCGGGCGGCATATTCCGATTCTTTTTTAGCGCTCATGAGTTTCGAAGCGTAGGGCGCCAGGGGGGTGCATTCGCACAAAGGCCGCACTTTCGTGACGGCCTTTTGGGAACAAACGACTAAAAACCAAAGGAATAGGGTAAAGCAGAGCCGGAAAGACTGAAAAACAGAGTTTTTTGCCTTTCTCTTTTGCCCTATTCCTTTGGTTTTTAGTCGTTCGGGACGTTTTGGGGCGCCTATGTCCACCCTTTCGGGATGAACATAGGTTCCCGCCCCAAAACTTGAAAGAGGAAGGATCATGATCCATATTTTTAGCCGCTGAACTGGTATATCCGTTCAGCGGCTTTTGTCATTTTTTGCCCACGCGCGTTCTCCTATCTTTGCGCTAAATCGAAAACGCAGAAAATGGCAAGAAAATACGATATCAACATTGAGGGCGAAATTGGCTATTGGATCACAGGAGATAGTGTGCGCAAAGCCATGCGACCTTATGGTGACAATGAGATTAAGGTGCGCATTTCATCGTTAGGCGGCAGCCTTTCCGATGGTTTGGATATCTGTACGCTCTTTCGCGGCCATGGAAAGGTAAAGGTTTATTTCAGTGGTTTTGTCGCATCGGCCGCGACAATCCTCGCAATGGGAGCGCACCGCATAGTGATGGCACCGGAAGCGGTCATGCTGGTACACAACTCGTCGATTCTTCTTTACAACTGGGAGAGGGTAAACAAGGAAGCAATCGATAAAAAGAAAGAAGAGCTGGAGAACCTTCGCAAAACGCTTTCCACCTTTGATGACTTGATTGCAAATATCTATTCTGCACGCACAGGGAAGAGCGTTGAAGAGATGGCAGCACTCATGAAAGAAGAGCGCTGGATAACGGCAAAGGAGGCACTCGAAATCGGCCTTATCGATGAAATCGACAAATATGATGAGAGTGCCACCGGGCAGGAGGGGATCACGGCCACTGTGACAGCCATGTGCAGCGAATACGGTTTGCCGGTGCCACCGCTCCCTATTGTTAGCGAACCCTCAATGATTGAACGCGCGCTGGCAAAATTAGGTTTCGGGAAGAAAAACGATGACGTGCAAAATAAAAAACACTGTTTGATTATGGATAAGACAACACACCCCAACTTGTTGAACGCTTTGGGCGTTGAACAAATCACAGCCTCGGAGAAAGGCGTGATGATTTCGACCGCACAGGCCGAAAAACTCAACAACGCGCTCGCAACGGCAAACACGGAAGTGGACGACGCGAAAAAGCATGCAGAAGAACTCAAAAAGCAAAACACCGAACTGCAGGCGAAGATTGATAAGCTCCAAGAAGAGATTAAAGCGGCAGCCGGTGCAGACGGAGATGAGACGAAACAGGTCAATGACACCGGCAATCAACCGCAGGACGATGAGATTACAACGGCGGCGGCAAATGCTAAAGCCCAACTCGAAAAAATTAAGGGACTGCTCTAAGAAGAGACGATACAGTCCGAATTAATAACAGACAGATCAATAGAATATGAGCTTTAAACTCACACAGGACGATCTCAAAAAATCGGCGACCACCTATAAAAAGCAGCTCCTGGTTACGCCCATCATCAGCTGCGAAGAAACTTTGCAACACATGACTTCTCGCCCCGGAGTGGCAGGTCGTGAAATCGTGTCGGAATTGGGTGGAAATATCGAACTCGGCCCCTACGATCCCACCCGAGTGGATAACGACGGCGTGAATGCCAATGCACGTACGCTGGAAACATTCCTCGGATCGGTAGTGAAGCGGTTTGACGTCAACACCGCGGCAACCACCGTTTGGGGCGAACTTGTGGCACAGGGCAAACAGTTGACAACAGCAGATTTGGCGCTGCAGGTGCTTACGTTCTTGTCCGGGCTCCTGGGTAAGAAACTCAATGAAGCGATTTGGGCTGCAAAACGCAACGATTCAGGAACCACAACCAAAGACTTGTTTAATGGTTTCGACACCATCACCAAACAAGAAATTGACAAAAGCAATATTTCCACATCGAACGGAAATCTTTGTGAGTTCGCGCAACCCATCACGAAGACCAATGCCGTCGATATGCTTATGGACTTTTATGACGCAGCGGCCGAAGAATTGCAAGGCGTGAAGACAAAGCTCTATGTGCCTTTCAAGGTATATCAAGCCTATAATCGTGATTATGCCACCCGCTTTGGTGGAACTCCTTACAACAAAGAATACTCAAAGACATTTCTCGAGGGAACGCAGAACCTTTGTGAGCTGGTGCCTTTGGTTTCCAAAAAGGGATCAGACTATCTGCATTTGACCACGAAGAGTAACATGCTGTATGGATATGGCGCCGGGCTGGCGAAGGAGAATATCGCAATCGAAAAATACCACGAGTTTCTGCTCTCATACGTGGCAACAATGTTTTTCGGAACGGAGTTCGAATCTATTCAGAAAGAACGCCTGTTCGTCGGCAAACTGCACGCTTAACCCTCAAAGACAACATCATTATGGCAAATAAATGCAACGGAATTCCGACTCTCACAGAAAGTTTGGTGCACTGCCAAGGTAGCAGGGTGCAACCGGGCTTGAGAGACCACGTATATTTCCTCTCAAAACGCGACGTCGTGAAGTGGCCGAAACGCGTTTCGGCCTCAGACAGCGGGGCTACCATGGAGAAACTTGCAACATTGCAAGGCGAGTTCGTACTGAAGGCGGATAAGAAGTGGAAGCGCATTGACGTGATTGACAGTAAAGCGCAGATGGAATCCGATATTACAGGAGAAGACCCGTCTAAACTTTACGAGAATAAGCTGACATTCCTTTACCCCGGAGTAGAGGAAGCCGCCACCGGTTTCTGTCAGTTGGCTGCTGAAGATAAGTTCATTTTCCTGTGTGTGCAACGAAACGGAAAGACGCGACTCGTGGGATCGGAAATGTACAGCACAGAAGTAAAGCCCAAACTTTCAAGCGGAGAAGGCTATTCGGGCGGTGGAACAACGATTGAAGTCATTGCACGAGATATTTCGCCCGCACCTTTCTACACCGGAAAAATCGAAGTAGACGAGGGCTCTATTTCAGGAGCCACCGACGAACCCACTGCAGCGGCTGCTGTAGGATCACATGCCTGATTATGGATAAGGAATTTACAGAAAGCCTTAAACGCTGGCTTGAAACGCCGCGAGAAGAACGCGACGTGAGAGAGGGGGCGGAACTGCTTTTGCGGATCAACGGCAACCGCCACATTTATAATTTGGCGATGAACCGCCCGGAGGCCGCACACGATCACGTAGAGTACGACTTGAAGAAGTTTCTGCAAATTCGGCTCGACGGGCATACCGTGGAAAGTATTCGCGAGATGGAACGCGAACTGCTCCCCAAAGTACGCACCCTCATCCCCCCGCCCGAAGAGGAGACGGAAAGCGAGCTCTCTGAAGACGACACCGTAGAAGAAACACCCACCGCCCCGAATGCCCACAGAGGACGCCGCCCCGATCACGATGAACTCCCCGAGCATATCCGAGCGATTTACGACCGCGGTGGAGAACTCTATGAAAAGATCAGACGAACTTTCACAGAGTTGCAAGACCTGGAAAAAGCCCCGCCGTGTGATCGCTACGAGAAGATCAAAATCTTAGAGGGGCTTTATGAAGAGTACATCGCCGGCTGGGATGAATACGACGCGTATGGCACCGCCGACGAAGACGAAGAAACAACTGAACCGGAAGATCCGGGCAACGAGGTGAAAAGAGTGTCAGCTGCACGCAAGTTTATTTCAACCCATGTGGCAAAACTCGAACAGCTCCTTAAGACCGAAGAGCCCGCGCCCGACGAAATTGAAGAGGAACGCCGTCAAATCACGGAACGAATCAATCTGATCGTGGAAACCGGCGGTAGTTTCAAACCTGATTTCGCCCAACGGTTGAGAGATATCGGGGTGGAAATGCCAACAGAGCAGCCCACCGCCGAATGAGTTAGAGATTGATTTATGAATTTGCTTGCACGGGGTGGACGTTGTGATAATGTTCGCCCCGTAATTTTCAAAGACGACAACTATGATAGAAGATAAACCGGAAATACACAACCCACGCGACGAACCTTTGCAGCTGTTTATTAGCGATAAGATCCAACTGGGTGAAGTCATCGAACGTCTACTGCAATTCACCGGGAAAGCCAATGTGCTGATCGCCTCGTTTTCGGTGGGGGAAGAGTTCACGCGAAAAATACATGCGCTGAAAAAGAAAGGACTCATCGGGCGAGCCGATCTGTACATTGATATGAAGGCAGCGGAAAAGACCGCGAGAACAAGAACTATCACGACAGCTGTTTTTGACACGGTGAACTATTGTGCCAACCACGCGAAAGCCGTGGTGATAGAGGGGACGGAGCAGAGCTGCACCGTGATCACTTCACAAAACGGCACGCGCGGCACAAGAAACGAGGTATATAACATTGCAAACAAGAGGACTTTTGCGGAATATGTGCGAAGAAAATTTCAAAACATCCCAACTTTTCAACTTAAATGATGAGTTTGATTTTTCGCTTTTCGAAAGACTCGTCAAAGCATTGACGCCGATCGCGGACATCGCGGTGCTGATGGACGTCGACGAAACGGCTTTGCGAGACGCTATTGAAGACCCAAATCAAGAAATCAGTAAAGTCTTTCGACGCATCAGAGCACAAACCACGCTCGAAATGCGAGAACGCAACATTGAGTACATGGAGGCGGGATCGCCCAGTGCGACCGAACGCGTGGCTGAGTATCTCAAACAAGCACAACTCGACTTATGAACATCACGCTGCTCGACACCGCGCAAAAATTTCTCTTTGCAGACGAGAGAGAAATGCAAGAGGCCGGGCTTTCGACGGGCACGCGGGGGAGAATGATCCGTTTGCGGGATCTTTACAACTACTGGCTGGCTCATCCCCGCCTGTTGGATAAAGATATAGTGGCGGAAATCATTCGGAGGTATCAAGTCGGAAAGTCCATGGCATACGAAGATCTGAAGGTGATCAAGTATTGTTTGGGCGCGATGAATCAGAGCACCGTGGAGTTCGAGCGCTGGCAGTTTCGCCAACGGCTCGACGAGGCCTGGAATACTGCACGAGTCAACGCAGACGCCCGTGCCATGGCACAACTCGTCAATGCGCAGGGCAAGTTTATGCGACTCGACAAAGACGAAGCGGCAGCCCCGGACTACTCGACGATTACACCGCCGTTCTTGGAAATTTCGGGCGACGTTTCTGTTGTAGGTTTTGAACCGATTGTCGACGTGGAGAAGCTCGTGAAGAAGTTGACGGCGCGCTACATTAAAGCCGAAGCGAAAGACGTGGAGTTTGAGGAAGTGGATAACGAAACAACACAATGAGAAAGTATCTGAATCAGATAGAGGAAATCACCGCCGAAGAGGTGGAGGCTTGCATGCCCACCGCAACGGCCGACGGCTTTCACGCGGCATTTGCCCGTGAGCACACTCCACGCACAGAAACATTCTGTTTGACCGATATCGCAGAGGCGGAAGTGACGGAGAACATCGAAAACGGTTTGCGGCTGCACACTACCAAAATAACAGCGCGCTGCAGCGTACGCCACTCCCTCACAACGGCCGTCGCTTTGCGACTCACAGACACGGAAGGAACGCAATGGCTCGTGGGAGGCGTAGGAACGAACAAACCGCTCATCACCACAGAGCAAATGCACCCGGGAGAGTATGAATCACCCACCGTGGTGCAAGTGAATGTGATATGGACGGGGATCTTTCCCCTGTTAGAATTGATTTAATAGAAGAGGATATAATGATGGAATTCCTTGAATGGTTTGGTGAAGTTAATTGGCTGTTCCTGAAACAGAATGCCGGACAGCACACAGCGATGATTACATGGGGAGCCGGTTTTCTGCTCAGTTTGGTGCTCGTTGATTTGGTTTCGGGCGTATACAAGTCTATTAAGAACAAGAAGAAAATCGTATCGTCGAGGTTGAGAGATACCGGTAATAAAACGGCAATCTATCTTGTCATCTACATTATTCTGGCTCAACTGGACATGATGGCATGCACAATTTTGCCGATCCCCATATTCTGTTTGGGGTGTGTCATTGTCTGTGGCGGTGTGGAGTTGAAGAGCATTTTTGAATCTGCAGAGGATAAGGCGAAAATTGAGCAGCAAAAGAATACGGTGCGCGTCGTTTTGGAAAAGACCAATGAGATCCCCGGACTGCCGGGCTTCATTTCGCAGGTGCTATTCCAATTCTTGAAAGACGCAGACAGCGGACAGCCCGCGGAGAACAAGGACGAGCTGATAAAGAAACTCGTCGAGCAGCTTGAACAAGCGAATAGAAACAAAGAAAACGACGTAACTCAATAGGGACTATGGCAACATTGCTGGAACGAGCCGAACAAATTCGGGACGAGGTACAAGAGGCGGCGAATACGGCGCAACGCGTCGGACAGCTGCTTATTGATTTGATTACGGAGATGAAGGGAGCTGACAGTCGCTATCTTTCGGGAATACGCCCCGACACAGCACATGCTCCCATCCATTTTGCGCAAGGCCTGACTGCGAAAGAAGTGCGCACAGAAGGAACGGAGCAAGTACAGGAACAGTTGCTCGTCGGTGACTTCCTTTCGGGACAAAGTGGGGCGCGTATCAATAAGGACGGTGCAGCGGAAGTGGAAACCCTTACCGTACGTTCGCGGCTGGAGGTGGCTGAAATGCAAATCAATCGTCTCACTGCTGTGGAGGGCGACTGGCTGCTCACAGAAAGCGGGACGGTGGAACAGGTTGAACAGAGAGGCACGCAATGGGTGTTGACTATGCGCCGCAGATTTGAGGGTGACATTACGGCTTTCGCTGTTCACGACGTGATTAAAGGTATCGTAAGCACAGCGGCTGTCAGAGCCTTTCGCCCGAACACGCCTTTGCCCACCCCTGAAACGGCACTTTACGCCGTGGCATGGTTGAGAGTCGAAAGTGTTGATATCAACGATAATTCGATTACTTGCTCTTTGTATGACAACGCCGACGTCCCCGGTGGAGCAAATATGCAGCCGTGCGAGGGGATGAATCTCGCACGGTGGGGGAACACGAGTATTGCAGAACGCCGGTCGTGCTTGTATCTCTCATCGCGGGAGGGACGTATCATGCACTTGCAAGGAGTAACCGCCCCGAAGATCACCGCCGAGCACCAACGAGCGTCCTTTGGAACTTTGCCCGACTTCTTAAAATCAGAACTGGGTGAAATCGTGGACGGCAAAGATGACTATTTGTTTGCGCGCGGACTGGTGGTGCAGGATATCATTCGACTGGACGCCAAAGCGAATCCTATTCCTGAAATCGTGGATCGGGGTAACTGGACAAAGGGAGCTAAGTATTTCGGGGGCACTCGCAACCCCGAAACGAAACGCTTTGAGATCAGCGACGTGTGGCTGGACGGTGCGAGATGGAGGTGCACCACGACAAAGTCAGAAGGGACGACAGAGACACCCGCGTCGAACTCTATTCACTGGACGCTCATTCAAGCGAAACCGAAGGACGGCCGAGACGGCGACGCGGGGCTTTCTGTGGGAGTGAATCTGCTCGATGGCACAAACTTCAACACGGGCACCCCGATTTATGCCTCACCGCGCAACCCGAAGTGGCCGTACGTGACGGGGGTTGTGACGGTGTTGCCCGGCGGTAAGAACGGGGCGAATGTTATTTGTGCCATAGGGCAACTCAACGTAATACGTGCAAGCATTCCCGGCGAAAAACTTACTGTGGGAAAGACCTACGTTGTCTCCTTTTGGTATCGTACTGACGGCTATCTGCACCTATGGTATAATTACCCCGACAACGGACATCTCGCACGAACCAACTCCGAACGTCCCCCTCATTCTTCACCGGCTGAGTACAACGACGGGGCACTGCACAACAGTATGGAGTGGAAACGTTACACGAAAGCGTTCACATGGCACGGCACAGCGCCGTATTGTGGAATCTATGTAGACCTAAACGACGCCGATAGCGGAAAGTGGATAGAAATTTGTGGTCTCAAAGTCGAAGAGGGCGACACGCCGACGACGTGGTGCTTATCGGAAAACGATAAAATCGGGGCGGCTGGCATAGACGGAGAAAGCTACCATGTGAACCTTATTGACAACAGTTCTTTTGCGAAGGGCTTGGAAGGATGGGGCGGCGGTTATGGTAGGCCTACATTTGACGACTCAATGCAAAGCCCCGTACCGGGAACACGTGTCGTAAAAATAACCGGGCAAGCCGTAGGGCGACTTCCATATCATGAGGCGAACCAAAATGTACGAGAACGTCTTCTTCCCAACACGACCTATACCTATAGCGTTTGGGTGAAGACCACCGAAGGAATGAGCAATGCACGCATTATCGTCTATCCGGCACCGCATATCGAACAGAAAATCGACTACGAGCACGGCGGCGAGTGGACGCGACACGCGATTACGTTTACCACAAGGCAAAACTTCGCAGAAGGACAATACGTCTATTTACGTCTAGGGACTCAAACCAACCCGAACGCCGCGGTATGGTTCGCCGCCCCGAAACTTGAGGTCGGCGACACGCCCACCGACTGGACACCGTCGGAGAACGACCGAAAGGGCGAAAAAGGCGATCCGGGCGAACGCGGAGAGAGGGGCGAACGCGGAGAGAAGGGGGAAAAGGGCGAGCCGGGCATTCGTGGTTTGCAAGGTTTGCAAGGCGAACGCGGCGAACGCGGCGTGCCGGGCGAAAAGGGCGCGGACGGCAAGAACAGCTACACGCACATCGCCTATGCGGCCGACGGGAAAGGTCGCAACATGTCGCAGACACCGGCCGCGCATTTAAGCTATATCGGCATGTATTGCGACAATGTACCCGAAGACAGTAATGACCCGAAGCGTTACATGTGGACGAAGTTCGTCGGCGCGGACGGCGCGGACGGAATCCCCGGGCGCGACGGCACGAATGGCGAAACGGCTTATTTCCACGTGGCCTATTCTAACGACTCGGGGCGACGAGATTTCAGCGTTGTGCCTATCGTGGGCAAGAATTACGAATATATCGGGACGTATACCGACCACACCAAGGCTGACTCCCTGAATGCGTCTGACTATAGCTGGACAAAGATAAAGGGCGACCGTGGCGAGAAGGGTGATCCGGGCATTCGTGGTTTGCAAGGCGAACGCGGCGTGCCGGGTGAAAAGGGAGAGAATGGGGAACGCGGTCAAAAAGGCGACAATGGCCGGGGCATTGAACGTATCGAATCCTTTTATCTGCTCACGGCCGATGGAACCGCCCCCGGACACGACACACGTGGCTGGAAGAGTAAACCGGACGTGCCAATGTCGCAAACGCCATGGCTTTGGACGTATGAGCGGGTCGTTTATTCAGACGGGAGCAGCAAACAGAATACAGTCCGTTTGGTTACGCGGCTGGGCAAAGACGGAGCCGAAGCTGAACCCACACGCCCCAATCTGCTTGACGGGACGGACTTTCATCAAGCCGGAGCGTGGGAATCAGGTCTCAACGGCACACACGCCAAGACTGAGACGGCGAAAGACGTACAGCCCGCCGTTACAGGGTGTGGAGTGCTAAGAACGGTGGTGGAACGCGGCGCCGTGGGTGAAGAGTACGCGCAATTCTCTCAGCGCATACCGGTGGACTTAATCGCGGGGCAGGACTACACATTTTCGGTTTATGTCCGTGGTAGCAATTCCGGATGGATGATTGTCTTTCCCAATTCGGGCGAGCATTTTCGCCTTTCGGCTGCAAAGCCCGGGGCGTGGCAAAGATTGTCGATTTCATTTAAGGCAAGAGCAGCAAGACCCGGAGAGGAAAACCGCGCTTATTTACGCTGCTGGCTGAAAAACGCCGACAATGCACAGCGACACGAGGTGCTATTTTGTGCTCCCAAATTGGAAGAGGGCATAACGGCCACGCCATGGTGCTTGTCTGAAAACGACAAAGTGGGCGCCAGCGTGCAAAATCGTGGTTTTTGGGACGCGTTTGCCGAAGGGACGGTATTTCGGGGACGCAACGTGACGGGGGGCGGTTATGAAGACGTGGTGAATGTATTGACGCCCGCGGGGACAAAAGAAACATATCGCTGCACCCGCACGCATGCCAAAGCTGGAAACGAGACGCGCCCCGGTGCCAATTCTCCATATTGGAAAAAGGGCGACTCGTTCGAAATGGTAAGCACCGGCATGTTCCTGGCGGGAACAGCACAAATCGAAAATCTCTCAACAGGCAACATCGCGGAGGATCGCATGGTTACCGCCGGCGCGGAAATGAGATTTTACGCCGCAGGCTGTAAGCACCCGGGACTCGTGTTTGGATATAGATCTGATACCCAAAACAGACGATTCCCTGTAATGCAATGCTTTGACCCCGAAACGGGAGCACTGCTCTATGATTTGGGTCCTGAAGGGATCTTTGCCAATGCACGCAGAGTGGCGGGGGTATGGACACCACTGCAGATGATTCGCCTGACAAGATTCACTACGATTTCGCAACTCTACAACTGGTTAACGGTCGGTACGGATAACTGGCATGATCAGGATATTCAGCAGATGAAGGTGGAAAGCCCTTATTTTTCCGAAAATGAGCAGGAATATCCCCTTTATCAATTAGGGCATGGAGCTTACTATACAGAGGGCTGGAGTGAGTTCAGACGAGCAGACGGCAGCATGCACAAAATCTTTGAGAGTTCGCGCACGTCGACGCCGACAGAAGATTACCCCGCCGCATTTTGGTTCAACCCGTTGGAAAATAATTTCTCCACGACGGCCACACCTGAAAACGCGTTGATAGACGAACATGGAGCGGCGACCGGCGATATCAATGCGACGCGGGTGGAAGATGGCTGGTATTGTTCACGTGTTTGCCCGATACGAGTTGAACAACCGAATTTTCGAATCTATGTCAACAGACGACCGCAGAATGTAAAACTGTACGCAATCGACCTTTGGAAATTTCATGCCGGGAAAAAGGTGGAGACGGGGACGACCTATTTCGTCGACTACGATTTGGATAACAATGCAAACGCAGCCGACGACGGCCGAGCACACAAAGGACGCAACAACAGGGGACTCATCCACGAGGACAGCCGAAACATTATCAATAATCACAAAGCGATTTTTGAGATACAAGGCTTTGAGTCAAGAACAAACACGAGTATTAAACCACAACAAAATTGATTATGCCAAACATCAATCCTTTTTTGCGCCACTTGCTGCGATTTGAAGCCGGCGTAGAGAACAAAAACAAATCAACGGACGCACTGTTTGAAAAAGCCCGTTTGCAGGGCTTTGCCAACGACCCGGACGACCGCGGTGGAGCCACGATGATCGGGGTAACACTCGCAGCTTTCACCGCATGGAGAAAATCTCAAAAACGACCCACACCGACGGTGAAAGAATTGAAGGCGATTTCTTATGAAGAGTGGAGAAATATCGCGGATCACGATTTCTGGCAACGCTGTAAGGCCGACGAATTGAAATCCCAATCCGTGGCAATGATGGTCGCAGACTTTACATTCCACAGCGGAGCACATGGGATCAAAGCTCTTCAGCGTGTTTTGGCGCAGAATGTTGACGGAATTATGGGGGCGAAGACTTTGGCCGCGGCCAATGCAACACCGCCCGAGACGCTGTTTCTTGCACTCAAAAACGAGCGGCTGCGATTTTTGCGTGCCATCGTGAAGAATAACCCGCGCCAACAAAAGTATCTCAAGGGCTGGATCTCGAGAGTGGAAGCGATTCCTTTTACAGACTGACATGAAGATAGATTCGAGCATAAAACTTTCACCGCTGATTCTGCTGGTGCTTAGCCTTTGCTTTTCAAGTTGCACCACCACCCGAACCGTGGAGCGGCGCGTTCTTGTTCACGACACGCTGAAAGTCAACAGAACCGACACGCTTAGATTCACGGCACTTGTACGGGATAGCGTCTATTTGCATGATAGCATCTATCTCGAAGGAGCAACCACCGTCAAAGAACGCATTAAAGAACGCTGGCACATTCGAACGGACACCGTTTGGCGGACAAAAACGGAAGCTCTTCACGCAGCGCACCGGGAGACGGCAGAACAGAAAGAAAGACGAGAACCATCGTGGGACACTGATCCTAGGTGGGTGCTGGTGCTCCTCGTGGTATGCGCGGTGCTTAATGTTCGATCAGGCAAAAAAAAGTAGCGTAAGGTATGCAGTTACTCTCATCGATTCCATCATTGACCTTTCCTGATGAGTGGGAGGCTTTGACAATATCCTCAAGCACGCCCCTGAAGTGTTTGGTAAGCGTGAACGCGGCCGTTGTGCTGGACTTGACTTTGCGCCCATATAACGGAAAAATTGTTCTCCACGACGTGGGTACGTTGATACGCGACCGCGCCGAGGGGAGAATTTCCGAGGTGAAATTGGAGGTGGTGAAGGAGGGCAACCGAACAACACTGGCAACATCATCTGTCATACCCGCGCAGCGCAGAATGGGGGAGACTGCCACGGCCTTTGCCGCAAGCTCTTTCCTTTCGCTTTTGCAAACGACCAAGATCACGCACCGTGCAGCCACGGAACGCGTGGCTTGGATCGGTAGCGATAGCGGAGTGACGGTTACCACTGTATGGTCAACGCCCAAAAGCGTTTTGACACGAGCCGAAAGTATTGCTGCACAATCCACAGATGGAGCGAGCATTGCAGACGTTTCGCCGAGTCGATTTACTCCACCCACCGCGGGGGCACAGCTTTGTCGGTACATCGTGAGTTGTGGAGCCCGAAGCCGCCACTTCATCATGGCACCGCCGGGGCTGTCTTTAGCGGGAGGAGTAGAGATCGAATACCGGAATACATTCGGCATCATGGATACCATGCACGCATTCGGAACAGTGGAACGGAGCGCAAAGCAGACGTACAAGACAGCGCGTATTTCAGGACGCACAAAGAACTACCAATCTGAAGACGAAGTACAGCTGTCATGCACATTCGCGCCCCTTGCACCCGGCGATCACAGCGTGGAGGAAGTAGCCCTATCTCGAGAGGTGCGCTTGCTGCCAAGCCGCGCGACGATCATACCGGTCGAATCTGAAATTAAAGAGAGCGACGACCCGACCAAAATAGGTTTGGCAACTGTAAAGTTCAAAGTAGACGAGGAGGCGGCAGTCATCGACAACACAAGCACCGCCGCTCGCAGAAAGGTTTTCGACGATAGTTTTGACAATAGCTATGAGTAATCCAGAAAAGAGAAAATACCCCACGCGTATCCACCAAGCCGAGGCGCGACGTTTGTTGAGAGACGGACAACCACATCGTTTGAGGGTATGGGAACTCAGAACAGGAGAAATCTTGTTGTATCAGAGAGCGATCTTTCACAGCGAATATCGCAAACGGAGAAACACCCGCGTTCTGCTCCTACCATCGGGACAGATACGAGAGTTTCGGAACTATATGCTTTTTGAAATCGACGACATGAAAATTTATATGTAATGGAGACAGCATTCGACTTTTGGACGATAGGCCTGGACGGCGTGCAAGCCATGGTTGCAGAAGTGGGAGATACCACCGAAGTCTTTGACACGGTGGTGGGAGCCCCCAAGTCTAAAACTTTGCCCGGGAGCAATCATGAGAAATACATCCCTTTCGGCAACGACGATCAACTGCCATACGAGATGAAACGACTCATCGACGGAGATGAAGTGACAGCACAATGTCTGAATTTCAACGTCACCGCCTTGTATGGAGCGGGCGTCTACACCGGCGAGGACGACGCGCAAGCAGAACAATGGATCAGCCGACAGGCTTTGCCCATGTATGTGCTTGACCAAGCCACCGACATGCAGCTCTATTACTTTGCCGTTTCGGTCGTGATCCTTTCGGCAGACGGGAAACAAATCAACCGCCTTGTCCACAAAGAAGCTCCCTATTGTCGTTTGGCCGAGGCGGACAAGTTTGGCAAAATCCCCTTTGTCTATTATGGCAACTGGCATGGCAGCGCCCCGAAACCCGAGGAGATAGAAAAAATACCACTGCTGGACATGAGAGACCCGCTGGGAGATTTGAAAGTGCGCATGGGACTGGACGTTGATCCGAAGACCGGACGCATGAGACCGCCGACGCGTGAACGGAAATTTGCCGTCGTTTCGAGATTCCCTACAGCGGGCTGCCAATATTACCCCGTGCCTTACTGGTCGTCCATACTGCGAGGGGGCAGCTACGACGAGAAGCGTTTGATTTCCGTGGGTAAGCGCGCCAAGCTGCGAAACCATACGAGCGTGAAATACTTAGTGGAGGTGCAGAACGACTACTACAGCCGAATTTGTCAAGAAGAGGGCTTGACTGATCCTGAGAAAATCCAAGAACGGGTACGCCGAGAGAAGGAAAACATTCGCAAGTTCCTTTCGGGCTTGGAGAATTCGGATAAGGTTTGGGTATCGAAATACTACATTTCGCCCGACGGACACGAACAACGCGACATTCGCATTAACGTCATCGACGGTAAAAAGGAAGGTGGCGAGTGGGCGGAGGATATCCAAGCCGCGGCAAATACCATCTGTTTCGCCTTTGGCGTTCATCCCAACATGGTGGGAGCGGTGCCGGGGAAAGCGCAAACCAATAATAGCGGATCGGACAAACGAGAACTTTACACAATGAAGCAAGCACTCCTCAAACCGATGAAGGACATTCTGCTGACTGCTTTGCGCTTGTGTTTTGTTTATAACGGCTTTCGGGGAACCCCCACGCTGCCAATGATTCAATTAACCACACTCGACGAACATCGCGACGCTAAAATTACACAGTCATGAGTATTATCACAAAACAGAAGTTCGACGCCGTCGTGCCGGCATTCCGAGACGCAACGGACAGCGTATATCGCAAAATGGTGCCACAACTGGAGCTCTACGAAAACCGTACAGCCGAGTTTGCACCATACGAAAAGCTGAACGAACTGCGAGAACGCTACATTTGTTTGGCCGCAGCTCTCAACGCGGTGCGCAGCCTGGATCTCGTTTTGACCGGTTCGGGCTTTGGCGTCATCTCCACCGCTGAGAAGACCCCCGCCTCTCAAGCCCGCGTGGACGCACTGCAAAGGCAACTTTACCAAGAAGCCTCAGAAGCGTTCGACGAGTTGAGAACAATGGCTTTGACCACCGATTGGAACAAGACCCCCACCGCACGGAAAATGGTGGACAGTTTCCTTTTCACCCCCACCATGCTGCGAGAATACGGGGTGACATGCGAGGAACAAGACGTTTATGCGCGTGAATACAACCGTTTGGCACCGGAACGACACGAGGGGAGTATTCGCGTTCTCCACGAGATTTCCCCCGAGCTCTACGAGGTCATGCTGGACTGGTTGAGAGACGGCGGCGAATATCGCACCGACGACGATTCACCCCGACAGCGGGCACTCAAAGTCATCTTGCAGCGAGGACGCATTCTCATGGCAAAGGATATGGTAGGCGGGGGACTGGTCAAAGCCGTCGACAATATAAGAGCGTCCTTAGCCCTTTATGGCGAACACCTCCCCGAATACACCGGATCTGCAACCTATAGAGCACGACACAGCGGCTTTTATCAGAATGAAACAGACCACCCCACATTCTTTTTTTCCTGAGACCGTACAAGCCCATATTCCTCAAGGCTGGACAGCACTCACAGATTTGCAGCTGCAATACCTTTGCGCGCTCATGGCAACGGAAAAATTTACCACCGAAGAGATTCAGCTGCGCTTTTTGCGCCGCTTTGCTTTCCACCGCCCCAACCCTGATATTTGGCCGCTGCTTTCTGCCAATGCTTTGCTGAAGGCGGCCGAAGCGTTGGAGTGGATAGAAAGCCCGCCCGACACGCCCATACGAGTCGAGCGGATCGGGAAGTACAAGGCGGTGGACGCGCATTTGTTTGACGGACGACTCAAATTTGGAGATTACCTGATTTGCGAGAACCTGTTCCAAGGCTGGTTGTCTTCACGAGCCGACGAACCGCTTGATCAGATGGCAAGAATCCTGTATCGCACCGAGCAAGAGGAGTATGCCGTCGACATTCGACTTTCGCCCGGGCAGCGCTATGTCGTGATCTTTTGGTGGACGGGGCTGAAAGCCGAACTCGCAAATCGATATAACGAACTCTTCAAGCGATTACCGACCGACGCCGAGGAGTTCGACGACCTTTCACCCGCAGAGCGGCAAAGAGAGAGCACCGACGCGCAAATTCGCGCATTGACAGGCGGCGACATTACGAAAGAACCCGCGGTGATGGACACGGACACGCACAGGGCACTGACTGAACTCAATGCCAAAGCGCGAGAGGCAAGAGAGACGATTCAAAAATTCGGCAAATGAAGATCTACATGAACCGCATGCAGCGCGAGAGTTTGGCCGTAGGCGCGCGCGACACGATTGTAGTAGCCGGACGCGGCACCGGAAAAGGCTTGTTGCAAGCCGCACAGGCGCTCAACGTTATTCAGGCCATGCCGCGCAGCACATCGGCCTATGTAGCCCCCAATGCCATACGCGCCATGACAAACACTTTGCCCTCCATGACAATGCACTGGGAGAGTTGGGGCTATAAGCGCGACGTGCATTGGACGATAGGCAAGCGACCACCGAAGCACTTAGGCTGGGAGAAACCGCTGATTGAGCCGCACAGCTGGGAGAATATCATCTCCTTTTACAACGGCTCAATCATTCAAATCATTTCCCAAGACCGAAAAGGCACATCCAACTCGAAATCCTTTGACTTCCTTTTCATCGACGAGGCCAAGTTTATTAAGTTCGAACGACTCAAGGACGAAACATTCTTAGCCAACCGCGGACAGCAACGAGAATTTGGCCATTGTCCGTTCCACCATGGCATGCTCGTTACGTCCGATATGCCAATTACCAAAGAAGGCTCGTGGTTTCTCAACTACGAGGACAAGATGGATCCTGAACTCATCGCCGCGATTGTGGCACTACGAGACGAGCGTTGGAAACACCTCAATCGAATCAAGCAGTTCGGGGTCGATAGCGTGCCGGACTATTTGCCCAAACGCGTGGCACGCATTGAGCAACTACTTTCGGAACTCCGAAAGCACGCCCTCTTTTATCGCACCTATTCGACGCTGGAGAATATCGAAGTGCTGGGAGAACAATACATCAGACAAATGCAGCGCGACTTACCGCCGCTCGTCTTCCAAACGTCCGTGCTTTGCCGCCCCGTTCGTCTGCTCAAAGATGGTTTCTACTCCTCCATGAAAGAAGAGCACTTGTACACGGCGGCCAACTTCAACTATTTAGACGCGCTGGAATACCAATTCGCCGAACTTGAAAAGGTGGACAGCCGTGTGGACGACGACCTGATACCCGACGCACCGCTGTGTATAGCGTTCGACTTCAATCGCAATATCAACTGGCTGGTGGTGGGACAGGTCGACGAAGAGCTGGGACGCATGAACACCGTCAAGTGTTTTTTCGTCAAGTACGAGCGCAAACTGGTCGAACTCGTCAACGACTTTTGCGACTACTACGAGAACCGCCCCAATAAGGAAGTCGTGTTCTATTACGACAGCACCGCTATTGGCTCCAATTACGCAGTCAATGATATCGACTTTCGCCGCGTCATCGAACAGCCCCTCAGAAAACGCCGCCGCAGCGTGCAGAGCGTCTATATCGGGCAGCCCATGAATCACGCCGAAAAGCACCTACTCATCAACCGAGGTTTCCAAGGACAAGGGCACCTCACACCCTACATCAACGAAGAGAATTGTGCTGATCTCATCGTTTCGCTCCAATCGGCAGGCGTCTACAACGGCAAGAAAGACAAGCGCGGCGAGAAACTCGCAGAGACAGAGGAAGACCGACTCGAAACACGCACCGACGGTTCAGACGCATGGGATACCTTATATATAGGCTGCGAGCGTTTCCCCACCCGGGGCGGTGCTCTTATCATCCCCTCATCCAACTGGGCATAACACAACACACCCGACTAACAGTTTGCCACCATGATCAATTTTCACGACTATTTCGCCACGCTTTGCCGACGCAATCGCATGGCAGCCGACCACCAATTTTGCACCGTCTCCTGTTCCGGAATCAATCATTTGGACAGCGTGCTCAACCGTTACGACACGGACGCCAATTTCGTAGCCGTCGACGACGTTTGCGACGAGGCCACCTTTCGCGATAGCGGCGGCTGGTTCAAACGAAAGGCCTACACCGTCTTTCTCCTCATGCGCTACGAGCACGACGACGAAACAGACCGACAGCGCAAGATGGACATTTGCCGCGAACTCCTTAGACAGTTCCAATCGGGACTGCTCAACGACGCACCGCTCTTCGTCAAAAAAGGCTTGTATGTGCAGATGGACAACATCCGTTCGCGCGAGATGGGCGGCATTTTCCTCACAGACTGCACCGGGCTCTACTTCATGTTCTATGTTGATGAACCGGTGAGTATCGCTTACAACCCCGAAGAGTGGATAGAAGAGTAGAGATGAAGCAACCCGAAGAGAAAGATTTTACCGCCTTTGCCCGGGAGTGGCATGATATGATGGTGAAGATCTGGACAGATCGCATTCAGACCATGGACATCCACCGCACCGGAACGTTGCAGAGCAGCGTGCACGCACAAGGGCTTAGCGTCGACGCCGAAGGCTTTTCCATGCACGCGGCCTATCGCTTTGTGGAATATGGCATTTACGTCGACGCCGGCACGGGTAACGGCTACAGCCGCGGCAACGGCGGCGACCTCAAAATTTTAGACCCTGTTGTGCGAGCGCAACGAGGACTGGGAGAACCGAGAAAGAAAAGACCGTGGTTTTCCGTATCGTGGGAGATTTCCAAAAAAGTGCTCAGCAGGAGATTGACGTACGACATCGGAAATGAGTTTACCGGTATCTTCGACTCATTAAAAGACAATCGCTGAAAACGATTTTGACGATTTAATTTGGGAACAAGTGGGGAAAATCGTATTTTAGCCAAACAGAATTTCAAAACAAAGTCATTATGATCAGCGATTATTTCTTCTATTTGGCCTGTGTGATTGGTTTCTTGCTCATAGTACGTGTCTTATACGTATATGAGAAAAACTATGAGCAATTCAAAAAAGAACTTCCTGAAATCGTAGAGAAAGAACAGCATGAAAAGGCGGTCAAGAGAGCCGTCAGGGAACGATATAAGCGAATTGAAAGCGAAGCCTTTCGGAAATACCCCGGACTGGGAGGGAACTATCTGAAAAGACGAGACTACATCAAAAGAAAGTGGAGAAGAACAGGAGGCTGATTTTGTCATTTTCTATTTTTACGCATAGCGGTATCTTTGACGCAAAAGGTCAAGATACCGCTTTTATTTTTCCAGTATGGTAGAAAAGGACATCAAGATAATCGAACTCCACGTCAACGACAACGACGCCAAGGAGAACATTGAGCAACTTCGAAAGAAGGTGGAGGAGCTCAACCAACAGCGAAAGACCGCCGAACGAGAACTCAAAGACAGTAGCACCACCGACGCGCAACGTAAGCGCGCCAAGGAGAGAATCAAGGAAATCGTCTCGGAACTCAAAAAGAACACCCGAGAGCTGGAGCGCTCCGAGAACCGCGTGCAGGCGCTCACTGAAGGTTTGCGCCGTATGGACAAACAAACACCGAAGGAGCTGCAAAAGACTATTCGCCAAATCAACACGGAACTCAATTCGGGCGCCGTCAAACGCGGATCGGAGCAGTGGGACGCCTACACCGAGGCGCTCAAGAGTGCCAAGAAGGAATTGCAGGATATTCGAAAACAGCAAGAAGTAGAAGAGGACAAGAGCTTTGGAGATAAGATCTCTGATTTCGGCAACAAGTGGGTGGGAACAGTCGCATCCATTGCTGGCGGCATGGAAATCTTTGACAACGCCAAACAGTGGGTGAGTAGTTTCGTCAATATGTACGCCGACATGAAGGAACACATGAGTGGCGTATCGAAATACACCGGGCTGGCAGCAGAGGCGGTGGACGAACTCAACGAGGCGTTCAAGAAGATGGATACCCGAACGCCTCGCGAGAAACTCAACGACTTAGCCGCCGACGCCGGACGTCTGGGCATTAAGGGCACACAGAACATTCTTGACTTTGTCGACGCCGCCGACCAAATCAATCTCGCTTTGGGTGAAGATTTGGGCGAGGACGGTGTGAAGAACATTGGTAAACTCACACAGCTTTTCAGCGATGGACGTGCCATGGGACTCAAGAACGGTATGCTCGCAACCGCGTCTGTCATCAACGAACTGGCACAGTCCTCATCGGCGGCAGAACCCTATCTTTTGGAATTCACCGCACGTTTGGCCAGTATCGGGAACACGGCCAATATGGCACAGTCTGATATTACTTCGATTGCAGCCGTTTTGGATCAGGGCATGGTAGGCGTCGAGAAGGGCGCCACCGCCATGCAGAACGTATTGACGGCAATTTATCGCCGACCCGCCAAGATGGCAAAGGCCGCCGGACTCGACGTGAAGAAATTCACCGAACTCGTCAAGACCGACGCCAACGCCGCGCTCTTGCAGTTCATCGGCGCGCTCAAAGACGCACGCTCTTTGGAGAACATCGCGCCCATGCTCGAGGAAATGAAGCTTTCGGGATCGGGAGTGACGCAGACGCTCGCAACTTTGGCCAACGGGCTCGACACCCTCAAAGCCACGCAGCAGCAGGCCGCACTCGCATTCTTGGAACACACATCGGCCACCAAAGAAGCCGAAGCGGCCAACTCCACCGTGCAGGCACAGCTCGAAAAGGCGCAGAAGGCCTACAAAGATTTGGCCGTCGAACTGGGTGGACACTTGGAGCCCGTGGTCAAACACATGGTTTCATCCACCGGACTCATGGCAAAGGCGCTGCTCTATGCTATTCGGTTCGCCGTAGAGCACAAAAGAGCCCTCATCACTTTGGGCGTAGCCATGGCGGCTTATACGACCGGACTGATCATTACAACCGCATGGGAGAAACGTTTTTGGGTGGCAAAAGCGCTGAATCTTGTTGCAGACAAAGCAGCGGCCATGTGGACGGCCATAAAAATGACGGCTATCATGGCATGGAATGCGCTGCTGGCACTCGTGACGTGGAACACCGAGAGAGCGGCGGTCGCACAGATCATCTTCAATTCGGCCATGGCAGCCAATCCCATCGGTTTGCTGCTGGCCGGTATCGCCGCTTTGGTTACACTGATCATCACGTTTACACGAAAGACCGAAGAGTTGACGCAGAAACGTTCGGTGCTCAACGACGTGCAGAAAGAGGCCGTGAAGAAAGCCACCGAGGAAATCGAGGTAGTCAAACGACTCCACCAAATCATTCGCAACAGCAATGAAGCATACGACACCCGACGTAAGGCGATTGAGCAGTTGCAAAAGATGGTACCGGGCTATCACGCCTCATTGACCAAAGAGGGGAAATTGACCGAGCGCAACACCAAGGCGATTGCTGAGTATATCCGATCATTGCAAAACAAAGCCCTGGCTGAAGCCGCCTACGATAAGCTGGTGGAACTGCAAAAGGCACGAATTGAGCAGCAGATGACAGTCGACCGAAAGAAGTACAACATCCGAGCCGTTGATAGAGAACTGAAAAAGAAACAATACGAATCAAGGACGCAGCGGGCTGTCATGTATTCTCCCTCAACAGAATCAACATATCCAATAGATCCAATAGAATACGAAGGAAATGAATTGCGTACTAAAAAACTCGGAGAGCGCCAAAAACAAGTCGACGCGCTCAACGACGCGCAAACCGAGTTGAACGAAACCACCAAGCAAATCAATCAGCTCAACAACTTTGTCCAAGGGAACAACGAGGTCAAGAACTTTTACGGCAAACTAATCAATCAGAAGGCCACCGACTTCTCCACCGACGACACCGGAAGCGGCACCTACACGCCACACAGCACCACCGACGACAAGAAAGGTTCGAAGGTAGACAAACTCAAGAAGAAGGAACTCGAAGACGGAAAGAAGTTCATCGTCGAGGTAGACAAGCAGCACCGCGAAGCCAACGACAAGCTCAAGGTGCAGTTCGCACAAGGGCTCATCACCACCGAAGAGTACAACAACGCCGTGGCAAAGAACGACGAACAAGCCCTCAAGCGCAAGCGCGATTTCTACACCCGCAATCTCGATCAGCGACAGAAGTGGCAGGACGAGCTCAACAAGCACGCCGACAAGGAGAAGAAGCGCACCGAGGACTGGTCGATTGCTGAAATCGACAAGCGCCACAAAGCCGAACTCGACGCGCTGGAACACAAAGAGGCCGAGGGGCTCATCACCACCGAGGAGTACGAGAAGCAGCGCGACCGCCTCACACTCGAGCACCTCAAAGCCCGAGCCGACTATTACAAGCAGTGGGGGCGCGTCGACGACTACGAGAAGGCCGCCGCGGCACTGCAGGAGGAGGACAACAAGCAGCGACTCGCACGAGAGAAGAAGTACCAAGAGAAGGTGAAACAGCTCCGAAACGAGTATCTCAAGAAGAGCGCCGGCGAACTCTTCCAAGAGGAGATGAAGGTGCTTTCCGAACTCCACACCCGCAAACTCATCTCCGAAGAGGAGTATTTGCGCTTGCAAGCGGCTTTGCGGCTCAAGTATCAAGGCGACGACGGCCGCGGCGGGCTCATCGCCGAGGAACGCCAAAAGCGCGTCGACGAGTTCCTCACAACGGCGCGCCACAACGCGAGCGGCGAACTCGGAACGCCGCGCGACGACAAGGACGAGAGCAGCCATACCGCCGGCACCAATGCTTTCGGCGTTTCCGAACTTGCAAAGAGCGCCCTCAAGTTGCGCGTTCACGCCGCCACCTACGACGCGCTCAAACGCATGCGCGACAAGGACAAGGAGCACGCGCTGGAATACGCCGCCGCGTTCAAGCAGCTCGACCGCGAACGCTTGCAGGGCATCACCGACGCGGCCGCGGCGGCTTATGCCACCTTTGGCGCCGTCGTGTCCACGTTCGGCGACTTACAGCGCGCAGAGGCCGACGCCCAAGTGGCACGCACAGAACGAGAGTACGAGGCCAAGATCAAGGCCGCAGAGGGCGACAACGAGCGCACCAAGCAACTCGAAGCCGAAAAGCAGGCAGCCGTCGCAAAGATCAAGAACGAGTACAACCGCCGCGCCACCGGCGTACAAATCGCGCAGGCCGTGGCAGGCGGTGCCATGGCAGCCATCAACGCCTACTCATCGGCAGCCGCCATCCCCGTCGTGGGGCATGTGCTGGCGCCCATCGCCGCCGCGCTGGCAGTAGCCACGACGGCCGCGCAGATCGCCACCATTCGCAAACAGGCCGAGGCGCAGCAGACGGGATACTACGAGGGTGGTTTCACCCCCGGCCGACGCTATCGGCAAACGGCGGGCGTGGTGCATGAAGGCGAGTTCGTAGCCAACCACAAGGCTGTGAACAACCCCGCGGTTTTGCCCGTGCTCCGACTCATCGACCACGCGCAGCGCAACAACACCATCGCGTCGCTCACAGCAGCCGACGTGAGTCGTGCCATCGCGGCGCCGGGAGTTCCGCCGCAAGGGCGAACACCCGCCGCCGAAAGCAGCGCCACAAGGCCGGCCATGGCACAGAGACGGGCACAGCCCGACACAGTGCCGGCCGATACCGTGGCGCAGGGGCTGCAGCAAGCCATCGACCGCCTCAATGCGCGCTTGGAGCAGGGCATTCGCTCCACCGTCTCCATCGACGGGCAAGACGGCGTGGCTTATCAGCTCGACAAATTCCGTAGATTGTCCAACCACAAATAACCCCCACCCACGTGACAAACCTCTATATCGACGGCCGGCAAGCCGTGTTGGAAGCCGGCACCAACATCAAAATCACCGCCGAAAACCCTCTCTTCACCGACGCCGGCACCTACACACTCGAAGTGAATTTGCCGCTCGACGGGTGCGCCGAAAATCAACGCATATTCGGCGCCATACACCGACCCGACGTGCTCAAAGGCGAGCTCGTCGCAAAGCGCTGGAACTTCGTGCTCGTCGCACCCCCGCTGCACATTGAGGGCAAAGCGCGCATTTCGACCGTCGACCACGAGAGCGTCAAGGTACAACTCCTCGCAGGCCGTTCGGCACTCAACGACGCGGCCACCGACCAGCAGGGGCGCGACCTTTATGTGGACGAACTCAAAGGACTCAACGACAGCAATCAGTATGGGTGGCTGTTTGCAAAGCCCGTTCGCGAAAAATACCACATTCCACCGTCTTATCCACATGCGAGAGACATGTGGCTCAACGGCGAAATCACATACAAGGGACGAGCCGGCGACGAAAACGCAGTGGTTTTGCCCATCTATTCCACAACAGACAAAGTGATCGTCAATGAACTCACAGTGCTACTTTGGGGCGGCAAGGGGAAACTCCTGAAGGAAGATAGGCACGGGCGAGAATATGAATTCGACCGGCACGGGGCGATTGTCACACCGAGACCGGACGAAGGTACATACGTAGACGCTGAGAGAAGACCGCATCTGCAAAGCAATCCTGTCTTTGCCCCACAACCCTTTCTCATCTTTGTCGTCGAACGTGTCCTCAAGGCCTTAGGTTTCACCGTAGCCCCCGAAGACAACGCCGTGCGCGGCACGTGGCAGGAGCGGCTCATCATCGCCAACTGCAGACCCACACTGCAAATCGCACAAATGCTACCACACTGGACGGTCAAGGAGTTCATTCGAGAGGTACAGAACTTCTTTGGAGTGGTCATTTATTTCGAGGGGCGACAGGCGAAGATTGTCCGAAAGCGAAAAGCACACGGGCTGGAGACCACCACCCACTTCATCGACCAACCCATAGACGAATATACCGCCACCGTCGAAGAGAACACGAAGGGGAAAGACCCGGTGGGAGCCAACGTGGCATACAAGTTTGCCGAAGTCGAAAAGCGAATGCAACTACCCGGAGACATCGAACTAAAGGCCAAATCGGTGCTCGTTCCTGGCTTAGAGTTCATCAACACGCTGCCAAGGGCGAATTACAGCAAAGACCATATTTTCACCAACGCAAAAACAGGGTTCAGATACGCACACTTTCGTATTCACGCCACTGAACAGTGGCAGGTCGAAATCGTCGACCCCATGGGAGGACGCTTTCCAAACTGGAATTACATCATAGAAAAAAAGCCCAACCCCGACGTGGAACTCCGAATCGTACCGGTTCAAACCGCCGTACCCGAGAGAGGCATCAGGGACGTCGTGCTTTGGTGGAATGACAAAACACGACGATACGACAACCGCGTGGAAGGAACGACGCCGGCGCCTATCATGGCTACAGCCGACACGGTGCCGGACTACACCCAACAGTGGAGCGTGTGCGACGAGCTGTATCCCAAAGTCCAAGACACCGGCAAAGCCGAGCCCAAGGAGCGCGACGTTATCGAAGTGGCTTACTACAAAGAGGGCATGCTGCAGCACGTGGCTTGGGGAGAATTCTATTCAGCCGACTTTCCCACCGCCGTGGGCAATCCCTTTTACGTAGAGCAGGAGAACATCAAAGAGCACCCCGCCGCCACCTACAGACTCCTCCTCAACTTCAACGGGCTCAAACCCGACGAAACGCCCGCCGAAGAACCCGACGACTGCATGCTCAAAACCGCACTTTCGGGCTACACCCCGCCCGACACCAACGTGCAGCGCGTCGTTTCCTTCATCGACCGCGGCGACTTCCACCCCGAAGACATCTACATCATCAAAGGACGACGCTATTTTTGCCGCCAACTCGAGTTCAACGTCACAGAGCAAGGCATGGAACGACTCATCAAGGGCTATTTTCACGAGGCAGAATAGTGTTATTTTGTAACATTCTGTACCACAGCGTACCTTTTATCACTATCTTTGCGGCAAGAAAACAACAACAACGATAACAACAAGGAACAACTCATGAAACCCGACGCACTCGCAGTGGCAAACTACCTACTCAAGCTCGCAAAAGAGAAAGGCATAGACTTGCAGCCGCTCAAACTCATGAAGCTCGTCTACATCGCCCACGGCTTTATGCTCGCATTGTTCGACCGCAGCGCGCTCAACCCACGTTTCGACCGCGTCGAAGCGTGGAAATACGGCCCCGTCATCCCATCCGTGTACCACTCGTTCAAGTGTTACGGAAAGGGCAACATCGACAAGCCCACCACCGTCTTCGTGCCGACAGACGACGGCAAAGACTTTGACGTGAAAACCCCCATGCTCGAAGACGAAAGTCTCCAACTCGCATGCGAAGCCGCCCTGTCTAATTACGGAAAGTACACCGGAAGCCGGTTGGTCGAAATGCTACACCTAAAAGGAACACCGTGGCAGCGGTTCTACATTGAGGGAAGAAACACAGAAATCCCCGACGAAGAGACAAAAGACTTCTTCGTTGCATTGATTGACCGCATCCTCAAACGCGCGAAAGACCATGAGAACTGAAGATCAAAAGGAAAATGAAGCAAAGAAGCTGATCCAAACCGGCAAACAGCAGGACAGCAAGAGGTACGACGACTTTAGCACTACCGCGGAAGAGGAGAGGGAGAGCAAGAGAAGAAGAGAATACCTCGAATTGAATGCAAGGGCAAACACCATCTTCACAAGGCTCGAACGATATGCCGACACCAGTAGCCTGAGAAGACGAACGGCGAAGTGGGTCATGTGGATCGTTTCGCTTTGGCTTGCAGCGGTTATTGTAGTCTTGGTTTGCGCCGGTTTGGAGTGGGTCACACTTTCAAATCGGGTGCTCATCGCACTTTTGACAACGACCACCGTCAATATTCTCGGACTTCCTTTGGTCGTGCTCCGAGGACTATATCCCAAAGAGGAAGAAATCGACCAAATCAACGATAACATTTCCGAGATTAGGAAGATAAGCGAAAGGTGATCCCCCCAAAACCCCACACCTTTTCCCAAAAAGCCCCCCACTTTTCTCGAAAACACCCCCTGTTTCTCGAAGAAGTAGGGGGCTTTTTTGTGACATTCACCGTCAAAACAGCGAAAAACAAGCACAAAGCAGACACAAGATCATAAGCCCAAACGCGGAAATCACTAACTTTGCACAAACCCTCATTCACAACAACACCATGGACTTCACATTCAAATCATTCATCCAAGTGCTTAGCTGTGGGTTTGCCCTACTCGCAAGCGCATTTCGCGCCGAACCGCCCAAAGGCTCGCAGCCCATCGACGAAATGCGAAAGAACATGGAGCGAAAAATGACACTCACAGACAAGCAGCGACTACAAGAAGACTGGAAAGCCGTCAAAGGCGACCAAATGCGCGCATGGACGAAGATAAAGCAGATCTATGGATAACCCACCGCCCCCCACTTTCCACCGAAAGCAGGGGGCTTTTTGTCGAATACGTCCAAAACACGTCCAAGACGGCAGCCGTTTTGCCGGCGAAAGCCGCGGAGAGCCGCGCAAGACGTTGAGCGACAAGCCGTTGGAATACGGCCAAAACGCGGCCGAAAACGCACACTCGCTGTGACACTCATTGTCAAAATGCGAGCGGCGGCAAAATAAAAGACGAAAACGTTTGGCCGTTCCGAAAAGAGTATGCATCTTTGCAGTGCTAACTAAAACTTGTCATCACGACACCGCAGGGCATTCGGTCAAATGCTCGCCCACGGCGGGCATGTTTCGCCTTCATAGGTGAACAGCCCCCCGACCAATCTTATCGACTTTACGACAGCAATAACATCTATTATATTTGCGGTCGCCTTTCCGATCATCCTTTTTGTCCTTCGGGTCATGACAAGTTTGAGTTAGCAACGGAAACGGCGGCCGTTTTTTTGTATACCGCCCATAGCTAACTCAAACAACTCATCACACGATGAAACAGATCCAACAGCCCGGCGCATTCGCCCGATTCACCGGCGCCACTCGCAGCTACATGCAGCGCCGCTCACAGTTCGCACGCAACCTCACCGGCGCCAACCTTTCGCGAACCCTCACCGCTGAGCTCCTCATCGGAGCGGCCTTTTTCGCCACCGCGCTCTTCACCGGATCGATCCTCACGGCAGCCGCTTTCGTCCTTGCCGGACTCCTCATTTCGCGACGCGCTTGTTCGACCATCGACGCGCAGCTGGACAACGACGGCAACCCCATCGACCGAGCCGACGACGATCTCAACGAGGAAGGAGGTGCACGATGATCTATTTTGACGAACACAACCGCCTACACATCGTTGACGACAGCGGCTGGTGGGAACCGTCCATGCTCCCACAGCTCCTTTCCGAAATCTACAGCACCTTGGCCGCCGGAGCAGAGGAGGGTATATCGTTTCACGAGACGGCCATGTTTCTCCAACTCCTCGTGCCGACCAAAGAACAAATGAAAGACATGTTTGCCCCACACCGCACCACAAAAGAAACCGATAAGGAGGACGCGCAATGAAAAAAATGAGAATAATCGGCACGGTCGAAGTGAAAAGTACCGTCAATCTGGACGACCTGCTGGCAGCACTGCCCGAAGAGGAGCAAGTCTTCATGCTCTTAAAGGCTTTCCTTCAGTTCGAGACCCAAAACGTGAGAAAGGCCATCGACATCTATTTGGAACAACACCCTCAAGAGTAATATAGCTATGGAACTAGAAATAACAATACCTGTAAACGTCGATGACCTTCTGCACGAGGCTTCGATATTACATGCCGAGATGTTCCTCGAAAAGGTGCTTAAATACTTTTCGAGAGCCGACGTGGAAGACGCGCTCAGAGAGCACTTCAAGCAAAGGCTGCAAAAGAACGAACCGCTGCCGGACTTCATCGACCCAAGCAAACTGTAAGGACTATGAACAAGCGACAACGAAAGAAACGGATCAAGCAGCGATACATCAAGCAAATCCTTAGAACGCTCTCAATGTTCCCCAGCTTAAGACCGGGCGACGTTAGAGTAAAAATCACGTTGAGGAGAATAAAGCGCAATACCGACGAGGCGTTGCAAGAACGTGAAGACGAACAATAAAAATAATCCAGTTATGACACAAACATTTTTCAAGATCCCGGTACCGGAGCACGAGGAACAGATCTTTAACAAGGTGCCGTTTGTATGTGAGACACAAGTACTAATCGAATTGTTTGCCGACTTTGACGAAGATGACGTTGAGTGCGCCATCGAAATCTATGAGGACATGAACAAATTCTTTGCCTTTGCGCCGGCGAAAACAATACGGCCGGGGATCGCCCGCAAATGGCCGGCGGGCGACACGCTCTTTGATCATACCCGGGAGGCCATGGCTTATGAAGAAGAAATCTTAGCGCACTATAATGCAATGGCAGCCTTCTCGAAAAACCCCGGGCTCCTTAGGCGCAAATTCCTTTATACCGCTTTCTTGCTCTTTCAGGAAGAAGCCGTGAAGGAGGCCATCCGAATGTACAAGATCGGAAAGGCGATGAGCGACGTTGTGGAGATCCGCAAATTAGCAGCGTACCGAGCGCAAAAA